ATCATTCATTGAACTATTTCCTTGTACCACTTGTATAAAAAGTAGAAGTTGAAGGAAAATAGGAGGAAACACATCACAACCAGCCCAACAAAGAGCCAATTAGATATGCTAACTGTTTGTAGTTCATTATTGAAATCTACAATACCAACAACCTGCATAACGATAGCAAATGTAAAGTATATTGCAATCCCAAATAAACCACCAAATGCACCTTTTATGATATTATCCATAATAGTGTATTCCCTTATGTTATGTGTTATAATAAATCTTTTAAAGCGTCTTTCTGTTGCCAGGCAACGCTTAATGCCCCGAATCTGAGTCGGATGACCGAACTTCCATGTTATCTGCCCACGTTCTGCATAAACTCAACACATTGTGAGCGTGAAGCAGAGTAGTAAAGCACATGAGATGTTCCAGTCACTAAAACGACCCATACTTTCGCATAGATGTCTTTGACTAAACTCAATGTGGTGTCCTCCAGGTTTAATTAAAGTATTATTCTTCTAATTTAAATGGGATTCTGTTGCCAAGCTCCCATACAGCTCCGATTCTATCAGTTTGGTTTATTCACTAAGTTAAAGCGAATGCCCCCGTTTCAGGGGGCAAAGCTCTTAGACCTTAGTCTTGTCCATAGCCAACACGCACTCTTTCATAGAATCAGAGAGTGTGATTGCCTTACCAATAGTTGTGCCACCATCACGCAAGAAGTAGGCTTTACCACTCTTTACTTCGTAACGAGCAGCAAACCATTGAACTTGCTTACAATCTTGAGGGTTTGAACCATCTCTAGACGCACTAACATTAGCATTGACTAAACCTTTGATAAAGAAATTGATTACTTGCATAAGTAACCTCCATAGTTAAGTTGAATGAATCAAAACGAAAAATGAATAAATCAAAATCCGTTTTTAAGGGTATGGGGTGTGAATATAGTGTGTCCCGCATTTGCCCCCTATTTTTTCGGAAATTTTATTTTTTCGCACTTTTTCTCTTGATTAGAATTTGACAAAGTTTTAGCTTTCAGGGTGCGCGGGTGGGAAAAGAAGAATAAGATGAAATATAGATAATATATATAGTATACAGTAGTACGGAGGATACAGGAGTTGACTGAAAGTGAAACTGCGTTTATCAAAGGTTTATTGGAGATGGAAATGGAGGGTCTTTCGCTTAAAGAGAAAACTAAAGTCAGGATGGCTTTTCATTCTAATAAAATTACTTTTGAAAATCTCCAAGCGTGTTTAGATAAAATAGCCAGGTGGCAATCCCAAAAATTATAATTTTTTTTCTTTGAAATATAACGTGGGCATATCTACATTCCACAATGGCTGAACTGATACTTAATCTTAAAAATAAGTCGTATGAAGAGCTAGTGGAGGCTTTGCGGGTTATGTCTTCTGATGAAGATAATGTTACTTTCATTGATATTGATGGCTCAGCCTATATGATACCTAGAAAAGTACTCCAACTAATTGACTCTCTAGCGACTGAGAACGAGAGGCTAAAAGATAAGGGTAATGGATTATAGGGAAATAAAAGGTGTAAAGCATTTTGTCTATGATAGTATTGAAGAGTTTAAGAAGCAAAAGCAAGGGTTGAATCCAAAACATTGGAAAGATAATCCAAAAGAAGGCGACTGGGTAGTTGCTGATGATGGGGGAGTTGTTCAAATACTAAAATACAATAATATATCTCATCCTAGCGATAGGAAGAATTGGAAAGCCCACAAGGGATATGTTAGGACTGTTGTTGGTACATTCCTATTGAACGACAATACTGAAATGGATACAGATTTTGACTTACACCCAAACAGATATACATTTTCAAAAAATTTAAAACAAGCCAATAGCAATTTTAAGAAACGGAAGAATATAACAAAGAAAGAAAAGTTATTTACTACCGAAGTAATTGTAGGTAAAGACGCTGTAACTGCTGTACAGAATGTATATAAAGAACAAGACTACAATAAGGCTAAGAAAAAAGCTGTGTTGCTATTAAAACAGGAGCGAATTATGAATGAAGTCGAAAAAGGAGTCGTGGATATTGCAAAAGGACTAGGGATTGACCACGAATATGTACTAAGAAGACTCAAAGTTTTAGCTGATACTGGGGAAGATGACAATGTTGTTCTTCAGTCTTTAAAAGAATTAGGTAAGATTATTGGAACATCTACACCTAACACCAAGAAAGATGTGGGTGTCGTTGGATTGTTTCAAGGATTCACCCCTAAACAACTGCAACAAGCAGAAAGAAAAGAACTAACTGAAGGAGAAAAATAATGGCGATGCGGGAATCAAACCATAAATTCGGCATGAATGATTATAAAAAGGGTGCGGAATTAGCTGATAAATATAATAATCGATATGCTGCTGAAGTAATGGGTGTCCACCCTAGAACTATTAGGAAGTGGAAAGCTATAATAAAAAAGCAAAAAATAGAGGAAGACTTCTCTGTTGAAGATTATTCTACTGGTAATGAGCCAATAGGCGATTTAATTGAAAATAGAATAAAGAAATTTGCTTTAAAGAGTAAAGCTAAGAATCATGAAAGATTACTCAATATTAAAATCAATATAGATGGACCTGTTGGGATAGCTCATTTTGGTGACCCTCATATAGATGATGATGGGACAAATATTGCTGAGTTATTAATGCACGCAGAATTAGTTCAAAATACAGAAGGAATGTTTGCAGGTAATATAGGCGATAATCAAAACAATTGGATTGGAAGATTGGCTAGACTGTATGGAGAGCAATCTACATCAGCTAAAGAATCTTGGCGACTTACCGAACATTTTATATCTAAAGTTGATTGGTTATACCTAGTTGGTGGTAATCACGATGCTTGGAGTGGAGCTGGCGACCCTCTAGAATGGATGGTTAGTCAGAAAAATGGCATCTTTAATAATAATGGTGTCAGGATGAATCTAATTTTCCCTAACAAAAAGCAAGTTAGAGTAAATGCAAGGCATACTTTTGCAGGTCATTCGATGTGGAATACTGCTCATGGGTTGGTAAAAGCTATTCAAATGGGATGGCGTGACCATATCTTAACAGCAGGTCATACTCATGTAAGTGGTTATCAAGTATTAAAAGACCCTTCAAGTGGATTGATTTCTCATGCGTTGAGGATTGCATCTTACAAAGAGCTTGATAGATACGCAGAGGAAAAAGGATTACCTGACCAAAATGTATTTAAATGCCCAGTGACGATTATCGACCCTCAATATGCAGATGATGACCCTCGATTAGTTACTACTATATTTGAACCTAATGAGGGAGTAGAGTATTTGACTTGGAAGCGTAATAGAAAATAATGGCTAATATTAATAGTCAGAATGTGAATGAAGCCGAAAAGGTATTAGAGTTAGCAAAAACTGACTTAATCGCTTTTGGCAAACTATTTCTTCCTGGTGATTTTGGTAAATCTGAATCACCTCCATTTCATTATCAAATAGGAGATGCTCTATTAGAGCCTACAACTAAATCTTTAGCATTGATTTTGCCTAGAGGAAGTGGAAAGACTCAGCTATTTAAAACATTCCTTATGCATAAAATCTTGTTTAAAGACAAAGATGAGTTGATGTTTATAGCTTGGGTGTCTGATAACCATAGAAAATCGATATTAAATCTTCAATATATCAAACAACACTTTGCGTCAAATGAGTTATTGCAATATTATTTTGGTAATGTTGTAGGAGATAAGTGGACTGAGACGGATATAGTAACTTCAACAGGGGCTAAGTTAATAAGCCGCTCAAACCTTTCTAGTGTAAGAGGTGAGAACTACTTAGGTAAGCGTTATGATATAGTAGCACTTGATGACACAGAGAGTGAAACAAACACTGTTACCCAAGATGCTAGAGAGAAGATTAAGAACATCGTCTATAATGGTGTCAAACCTGCTCTTGATTTACATACTGGTAGATTAATATTTGCTGGAACTCCTGTCCATTTTGATAGTTTATGTCAAAACATACTAGATGGTTATGCCAAAGCTGAGAATAAAGATGAGTATACTTGGGATGTAATTAGTTATAAATCTACTCAACCAGAAATGCCAGGTGGCGTACTTTGGAACTCGTATTTTCCTCGAAAAAGATTAAATACGATGAAGAAGGAATATGAGGAAGCTGGTAGAATACATGGATATTATCAAGAATACGAATTAGAAGTTCAAAATGAAGATGAAGCCGTTTGGGGCAGAAAGTACATAAAATATTGGAAAGGATATTATCAGCATGAAGAGGGCATTAACTATATTGTTATCGAAGGAGAAAAGGTTCCAGTCAATTGTTTTGTTGGTTGTGACCCTGCAACAGATATTAATACTAAGTCTTCTGATTTCTCGGTTATAATGGCAGTTGCTGTAACTCCTGAAAATGAAGTATACGTTTTAGAGTATGAACGTCATAGGTCAATACCTACTGTAGCTGGTCGAGATGGCAAAGATAATATAGTAGGTAAAAAGGGAGTCGTTGATTGGATAATGGAATTACATCAAAAATATCATTGTGTATCCTCAACCGTAGAAGATGTAGCTATGAATAGGTCAGTTTTTCAATCGTTAAACGAGAGAAGAAGAATAGAGAATAAGTTTGAAATTAGCGTAATTCCTGAAAAACCAGGGGGTAGGGAGAAGCGAAATAAGATATATTCGGGTCTTTCTGGTCGTTTTAGTACAGGAACTATACATTTACGGGAAAATATGTTTGATTTAGAGCACGAAATTGTTACATTCGGTGCAAGAATGGCTCACGATGACACCATTGAAACACTATTTTATGCACTTTTACATGCTTTTCCCCCTAATATGAAGCAAAAAGCTAAGACTAGGGAGTGGTATAAACCAAAAAGAAAAGCAAAAGGATGGTTAGTTTCATAATGCCATCAGGTAAAGGTACATATGGTAAAAAAAGGGGAAGACCTTCTAAAAAGAAGAAGTCATCTAAGGGAAAGAAAAAGAAATAGTGCCTAAAAAATCTTTATATGAAATGCTTAGTGGGGGTTATACTGCTAAAGAACATAGAGAAAAAATGAAATTACAACCAAAACCTAAATTAAGCATTCATAAGACTTTAGATTTGATTGGAATGGCAGATATTGTTCCTCCTATTTCTGCAGGAGCTGATTTATTAAACGCTGGACTATATGCATCTAAAGGAGATTATGATAATGCAAAATGGTCTGCCGCAGCGGCAGTACCTATGCTTGGTATTGGAGCTTCTCTTAAAAAATTAATAAGACCATCAAATCAATTGAGAACTGCAACTGGTTATGTAGATTCTTATCAAGGATGGTTTAAAAATCTAAATGATTATTCAATACAAAATCCTGGTCAGGTTGATTTTAAAAAAATAACTAAGGACATTCAAGATAATCCTTTCAATTCTGACTCAAAAGAATTTTATGAATGGATGCAAGATTATAGTACAGAACATTTTGGAGGTCTTGTTACCGTGCCAAGAGCATCGGTAGCTGGAAGTAAAAAGACAAAAGGCAAATTTGCTAGAAAGCCTGATGAAGAGCAAAGGGTTGTATCTTCTCCAAAAATACAAAAACAGCAAGAGGAATATGCTAAAGAATTGAGAGATAAAAAAGGTGCACACTTTACTAAAACTAAAAGAAGTGAATATTAATGGCTAGAACTAAAAAGGCAGAACGTATTTATCAAATGTGGAACTCTGCTAATTCTGAAGAAAGAATTAAGTGGCAGTCTGATAGTCAAAAAGGATTTGATTTTTATCTTAATGAACAATTAACTCAAGATGAGCTAGAAACATTAAGAGAATCAGGGATGCCCACATTCGAGATTAATCGAATTACACCTATTATTGAAACAATGAAATATTTTGTTACAGCTAATAACCCAAAATGGAAAGCTGTGGCTGTTGAGGGTAGCGATACTAATATTGCTCAAGTGCATAGTGACATATCTGAATACTGTTGGAGCTTATCTAACGGTAAAGCTGTTTATGCTAGTGTTGTTCTTGATACGCTTACAAAAGGTATGGGTTATTTCTTTGTAGACATTGACCAAGACCTCGATAATGGAAAAGGCGATGTTGTCTTTAGAAAAATAGACCCTTATGATGTTTTCCCTGACCCAATGAGTCGTGATTTTTTATTTAGAGATGCATCATTTGTTATGGTTAGAAAAACTTTAGCTAGAGAACAATTAAAAAATATGTTCCCAGAGCATTCAAGAAAGGTTGCAAAAGCTAGTGAGCAGGGAAGTATTGAGGCTTATTCTCAAGCAGATAGAGGTGACTCTGATGCTATTATTCCTGAGGATATTGTTACTAGCGTTTCCCCAGATGGAGATAGAGATGATATTATAGCATATCATGAATGTTATGAAAAAGTTCGTGTTCCTTATGTGAATATGAGCATGAAAGTATTTCCAACAAAAGAAGATATTGACCAAGTAAAAGAAATATCATCTAAAAAACTTAAAGCATTTAAAGATGAATTAGGTGTTGCAACAAAAGAAAAGATTTTATCAATACAACAATCTTTTGAAGCTGGTGAGATTATAGAAGAAAGAGCCAATCTTGAAATACAAAAAGCTGAAGAAGAATTAATTAATGGTATAAAACAAAAACGAGCAGAAATAGAATATTCTACTCAAGAAGAATTAAATAGAGTAGAGGAAAAAGTTGTAAGTAAAGAAGAATTTGACATTTTAATGGAAAATGAAGACGTTGCAGCAAGTATTGTTGAATCAAGTGAATATTTTGAAACTAGAGTAAAGGTAACTTGCACTCTTGGTTCTGATATTACTTTATATGAATATATTTTACCTATTCGTGAATACCCAATAATACCCGTACCTTATTTATATACTGGAACTCCATATCCAATGTCAGCAGTTAGTCCTATGATTGGTAAACAACAAGAGATTAACAAAGCTCATCAGGTTATGGTTCATAATGCAAATTTAGCTTCAAACCTTAGATGGATGTACGAAGAAGGCTCTGTTCCTGAAGATGAATGGGAACAATATTCATCTGCTCCAGGTGCTCTTTTAAAATACCGACAAGGATTTACCCCTCCCACACCAATATTGCCAGCGGCTATTAATAACGCTTTTTATACAATTACTCAAGAAGGTAAAGCAGATATGGAATATATAGCTGGTATTCCAAGTGCCATGATGG